TCACGATGCCGGTCTTCGGCCCGTGCGTCGAGCCCCCGCTGGACTGGACGACCAATGCTGATGGCGGGTTCCACACCAAGGACATGCGCCGGGCACATGGAACTCTCGTCCGCCACCGGCTGGCCCGAACACCGTACTACATGGATGCTGATATGCCCGTAGTGCGGGCGGCAGTGAATCAACTGCAGCGCACCAAGTGGGCCGTGAACCAGAAGGTTCTCGACCTCGTGTTGGAGATCGGAAAACACTTCAGCGTGGGTGAGGTGATGTCCATGAAGTCCGATCCTAGGCCAGAGCCACTGGAGTGGATCAAGGACGGTCTTCCACGGGAGCAGTGGGGTGTCGAGCGAGAAGCCGCACTCACTGCATGGAAGCGGACGATGACCGAGTGGTACACCCGCAAGAAGCTGCAGGCCGTGAGCTTCGGTAGGTTCTACAGTGCGACCCGCGCAGCCGATATGTTCAAGGCGTACCCCGCCATACACTTCGTGTACTTCGCGGACTCTCGTGGGCGGTTGTATCCCATGACCTATGGCATGAACCCCCAGGGCAGTGACCTCCAGAAGGGCCTGCTCCGGTTCGCCGAAGGTCTCCCGCTCACAGATGCGGACGCTGTGATGTGGTTCTGCGTGCAAGGTGCGAACAAGTTCGGGTTCGACAAGGCCAGCCTAGAGGATCGACAAGCATGGGTGATGGCCCGAGAGGCCGAGATCATCGCCTGTGCTGAGGAGCCTCTGGACTGTAAGTGGTGGACGGAAGCCGCTGACCCCATACAGTTCATCGCATGGTGCATGGAGTTCCGAAGGTGGAGGCTCTGGCCTTCGGCATTCGTGAGCCACCTACCCATCAGCATGGACGGCTCGTGCAACGGTCTGCAGAATCTCTCGGCGCTTCTGCGGGACGAAGTAGGCGGTGAGGCGACGAATCTCACAGATAGCCCGACCATGCAGGACATCTACCGCCGCGTAGCGGAAGCGTCTCTGGCAAGGTTGACCGCAATGTCCTGTGCTGACCCTGACCTGGAGAGTCTCCGGGTACGTTGGGTGCAACACGGTGTTAGCCGGTCAGTGGTGAAACGGTCTGTGATGACCACACCCTACGGTGTCACGAAGCGTGCCGCCCAAGAGTACATCATCAGCGACTACCTCCGCGGTCTGGAGAACAACCCCTTCGAAAAGAAGGAGTGGCAGAAGGCTGCTGGACTCTTGATGGAAGCCGTATGGCCTGCCATCGGGGATGTCGTCGTCAAGGGCCGTCAGGCCATGGACTGGCTGAAGGCCTGTGCTAAGGCGATCCTGAAGGCTGTCCCGGAGGGGGATGAACCCGTCATCACCTGGACAAGCCCCAGCGGCTTCCCAGCTGCGCAGGCTTACTACGTTGCCGAGATTCATCGGATCAACACGAAGCTCCATGGGCCTATGAAGATCAGAGTCCTCACTGAGACAGACGAGGCTGATCTCTCCAAGCATAGCAACGGGCTGGCTCCAAACTTTGTCCACAGCATGGACGCGGCCCATCTGCACCTCGCTACAGCGGCTTGTGCTAACGCACGAATAGATGCGGTTGCGATGATTCATGATGACTATGGGACACATGCCGCCAAGGCGCAGGCGTTATACCAGATCATCCGTGAGCAGTTCGTCCTGATGTATGAGACACATGACCCCATCCTGGAGTTCAAGGCGAAGTACCAAGAGTGTCCAGAGCCACCCTCGCGGGGAACCCTGGACATTCGAGAGGTGCTGAGAAGCCGTTACTTCTTCTCCTAACCTGTGTGCAATAACGGTACTGATTCCTTCGGGTTTCTAGTACCCTTATTGCACAGGAGTTTCTATGACCACTGCAGAATCAACAACGGTTCCGACGCAAGTTCGGTACCTGAACCGCATGAACCCTGAGGCGTATGCGGCACTAGACAAGAAGGTTCGGGTTGTCGGCGCATTGCCGAAGACTGAACTGGAAGCCGGTTTCCTTGCCGGTATGGAGTTCGTCCTCAGGACACTCCGCGAAGGGTACGTCGTAGGATGAATGCCTACCCCGCCCTTCCACAAGACATCGAGCAGGCCATGGTGGTCATCGGGAAGATGACGCGGCCTGACCTCGTTCCATTCATGAGGCACTTCAGCCCAGAGCGGGCGAAGGCTTCCCTCATGCAAGGTGCACGGAACAACCGTGCCTACATGGTGGATGGATACCTCGTGGTATTCGACCTGATGAGCCCCTGGCATTCCGAAGTCACGCTGCTGATAGAGGAATTCGTCCTGCGGGTTTATCCCACCAGTCACTCCCCTTCTGTAGTTCCCGAGTTCCTTGACGCCATGCGCGTCATGCACAACGCTGCCTACATCGTGTCCGGAGACGGACAGGTTGGGGCTATGTCCAAACACTACCTCGCTGCCGGCTACCGGAAGATCGGCGAACAATACATGAAGGAGTAGCCCACATGGGTGGATTCGTTCGCAAGATCCTGGGGACGGCCGATATGGTCAACGCCACCAAAGACAACACGGCAGCACAAGTCAAGGCCACCGAAGATGCCGCTGCCGCACAGGCTGCTGCTCTCCAAGCCTCGGCCAAGGCCGCTGCTGACTCGCAGGCGACCATCGCTGCCCGCGCCTCTGCGGAAGACAAGGCCAGCACGGCTGCTTCCACACCCCTCGGCCAAGCCGATGTCCAACTATCCGCCGATCAGACCGATTCCGTTACCGCTACCGCCCAGAAGCGCAAGGTGGCCTTCGGTCGGAACTACTCAGGCGGCGTGCAAATCTAAGGAGCCCCATGGACTACGCCACTGCTGGGCAGTGCTGGACGGAACTGAACGGCATGAAGACCTCCCTGATGCTACGCATCGAGAGGTACGCTGGACTCACCATCCCGAAACTCTGCCTGCCCGTCGGGTTCAACACCCTGGCAACCGACCAGACACACGACTACCAGTCAGCCGGTGCCCAAGGCACCAACCACCTGACCAACAAGATCATGCTGGCGCTGTTCGCGCCATCCCGCCCGTTCTTCCGAGTCAGTGCCGGCCCAGACACCCAGAAGGAACTAGAAGCCGCTGGCCTCACCACGGACAAGATCGCCCCTATCCTCGCCAAGATGGAGAGGGATGCAGCAACGCTGCTGGATGAGCGGGGCCAGCGGCCCAAGCTCTACGCCTGCGTCCGCCACCTTATCGTCGCTGGCAACGTCCTGCTAATCCTTGGTGACAAGGACATGCGGGTCATGGGCCTGAGACACTTCTGCGTCAAGCGTGATAACAAGGGCGAGCTTCACACCCTCATCATCAAGGAAGACCTGAAGTTCGACGAGCTTGACTCCAAGGTGCAAGAGGCTGTCGGTTCGGGTAGCGCAGGCTACCTGGACGCCACCAAGGTATGTTTCTACAAGCACATCACCAGGAATGAGTACGGGGACTACGAGATGGCACAGTGGGTCAACGAGACCCGCTTGCCGGCCGAGTTCGATGGCAAGTGGCCGGCCGACCAACTCCCGTACCGCGTCCTGACCTGGGACTTGGGTGACGATGACGATTACGCCACGGGCCTAATCGAAGAGTACGCCGGTGACTTGGAAGCTATGAGCGTCCTGTCGGAAGCCGTGGTTGATGGTGCTGTGCTCGGCACGGAGTATCGCTGGTTGGTTAACCCAACCGGTGTGACTACCGTGGACGACATGGCGAACTCCGAGAACGGTGACGCCATCCCCGGCCTGCCTGCCGACGTTGCGCCTACCCAAGGCGGCAACCCGGACGCCATCCGCACTGCCAACGAAGTCCTGGAGAAGTACGAACGCCGAGTAGGCTTGGGGTTCCTCATGCAGTCCGCCGTACAGCGGAATGCGGAGCGAGTCACTGCGGAAGAGGTGCGGGCAACGGCCCAGGAATTGGAGACCGCCTTCGGTGGCGTCTACTCTGCCCTGGCCCAGTTGATCCAACGCCCTATCGCCTACTGGTTGCTGAAGACCAACGGTACGAACGTCATGGGCACTGACCTCAGGGTCTCCGTCATCACGGGCCTGGATGCCTTGTCCCGCAATGGGGACTTGGAGAATCTTCGTCAAGCGCTGCAAGACCTGGGCAACACATTGAACCTGCCGCCCCAGCTTCTGGGTCGTATCAAGTTCGAGCCCCTGGCCCAGTTCGTCGGCGATGGCCGAGGCATCGACCTCCGCCCCTTCCTCATGTCTGACGCCGAGTACCAACAGGCTGTTCAACAGGCTCAACAACAACGTGTGCAAGAAGCTGGCGGCACTGCTGCAGCGCAGGCACAAGGCGAGG